AGGCATCCACTTCGGTTTCATCCATGGGTTCATCACCATCGAATTCGGCTGGAACCCCGGATTCATAACCTGATTCTTCCGGTATTTCTTCTGCTGACATGCGAAAGATTGTAGCAGATTCAAGGGGTTACACCGGTGCTGTCAAAAAAATTAAAAAAAATGTACTTTCTTCATAAATAGTGTTGACATTACCCATTGGGTAATATAATCTATAAATCCAGTCAACAAAACCCTGAAACGGAAAGGCAAATATGTTTAGAGAAAGAAATTGGGATGAGACAGTCGAACAGTATGAAGCTAATCAAGAGCATCAAAATATGATTGAGATGCAGAAAATTGCGGATCGGATTTATGATGCTGGTTGGGTTGGTGGAGTTCCTGAAGATATTCTGGATGAAGTTTATTATACATCATTTTAATTAGCCGAAACACCCCTTCGGGGGTGTCCATCAGGATTGATCCCCTGATGCTGATGATGGCAGATCCATTTAATTATTCAGAAAGGCAAATATGGACCCCAGAACAAAAGTGATACCAACAGGTTCACCGGTGTTGATCCACTACAACAACAATCAGGATTCCAGGAAAGTGTTCCTGGATCATCCACATTTCTTTGATCCAAAGGATATGGAATACTCCATGCTTTTCAAATCCTGGTCAGTGACCAACATCAGCAAATCGGTCTATTCCTATGAAGTAGATCCTAAATATGTCAAGGACAGGAAATTGATGGAAGTAGCATGAAACCAATGACTGATCTGAAAAGAATCAGGACTGATCTGGGACTCAACCGGGCTGAAATTGCCCGGAAATGCAGGGTTCCTTATAGAACCTGGATCAAATGGGAGGATGGGGAAAGAAGGACACCAGAATATGCATGGGTTCTGTTGGCATGGTACATGATGGGTTCAGGTTCAATCCAGTTTGAATTGGAGTACCTTGAAAAGCTGATGAAGGATCAGAAACTGTTTGATGGACTAACTGCAGTCAAACTGATCCAGGAAAGCATCAAACAATCTGAACATTACGTTTCAAGGCCTGATTCCATGGTTGAGACATCCCTGAAATAATCCCGACTGTATTGCTGAATGTCAGCACAAAACTGTCTGCAAAGTCTGGGCTGCCCCTATGGCCCAGTCTTTTTTTCATTTCATCCTTTGATTCCAGTTTGATTCTTCCGGTGCTGTCATACGTATAACGTGGACTGCAAAGCTCAAACATCAGTCTGTTGTCCCTTGGAATCTTACAGTGCTTCTTTTCAAACCAATCCTTTGCTTCATGCCACAATTCGGCCCTTAGATTCTTATAGAGCCCACTGAGTGATGCAGATTCACCGGTGTTGATGCCCTGAACCGGCAGCCCTAATTCAAGCCCTCTATCAACGATTGCTGCACCTATTCCAATTACATCACAACAAATGGCTTTAGGTTGTTTCAAGTCTTCACATGCTTTGTCATATTCCTTTGAAACTGCACCCATTAGCTGCATTGTGTCCAGCTTTGCCCATGATTTGATTGGTTCCATGACAGTGTTTCCCTGTCTTTTGCAAAGTGCTGAACGGTCTTGGCCAAAGCGTGCAATGTCCAAACCCCATATGATGGGACCTTCTGATGGTTCCACATCCCGGTCGACTGCACTTTCAATCAATGCATTTGAAATCAAAGTATCATCTGCAGTTTCAGGAAATTCACCAAGAACCCTGATCCTAAAAGTATTGGAATCCCTGCCATACCGGTCTTCCATTTCCTGGATGTAATCTTTACTGACCCTCAATGAATCTTCACAGGAAACTGTCATTGTGTACCATTTATCTGATAATCGGCCAAATGCATCAAAAAAGAATCCTTCAGGACGGGTAGGATTTCCCAAACACACCAAGGTTGCATCATCTGCTGATAATGAGCCACCGGCTGCATCTATCACTGAATTGTCAATTGAAGATGCTTCATCAATAATTAAAAGAACCCTGTCTGAATGGGTGCCCTGAAGACTTTCTGGGGTTTCCTTTCGACTGGTACGACAACTAATGAATGATCCACTGGGGTCTGATTTGAGTGTGATCCGGTCTGAATAGGTTTCAAAAAGATTCTTCAAAACCGGTGGCAGCCTTATCATTTGACTCTTCAATTCTGCAAAGAGTGCATCAAATAATTGGCTGCTGGTAGGTGCTGTTATGACTGTCTTTTGAGGATAAAAACAGATGATGTTATGGATTGCAATCCAGGCTGCACATGTCGATTTTCCGACACCATGACCTGATTTTGCTGCACATAACCTTCTACCAGATTTCGGATTGAAATCATTTTTGGGCAAGGCTGCTTCCATCAAGGTTGCTTGCCACTGGTCAGGGGTCTGCTTTAGTACATCACGTACAAATTCAACAGGTCGATGCCTATATCGACCAATAAAGTCAATAAATGTCTTTTCTGCCATTATTAACTTTTGAACCCCTGAACCTCCCTAAGGAAGTTCAAAAGTTCAAAATTCAATGAAGGTTACTATTTTCTGAAAGTCAGATGGTTATAGACCTACTGTTTTCAAGGGTTTTGGAATTTGCGCAAAAAAATACGCAAAAAAATCAGGTTCACAAAATGGTTCAAAAAATACATGGATTTTGAACCTAAACTGGATCAATGATAGGGGTCTGAACCCCACTGCATTCATAAAGAAGATTCTGAAACAATTCGGTGCGGTTGTCATAGGATCTGAATTCAGTCCACTCCAACCGGGTCCTAGTGGAGTCCAGAACACAATCACATAAAATCATGTGCTTTCCTGGTGGTGTGATTTTGTCCACAAACACCAATGCCCTGAAACAATGCTGCCACAAAACCCGGATCTGAATGGTAGGATACGACCCTGTAAAGGGATCTGCAAATACTGTTGTCCCAATCAACACCAAAAACAGTATCAGTTTCTTCATAGCACTAAATTCGTTATAGGCTGAAGTTCTGAATCAGGAACCCAATAACACTTTGATGTCTTACCATTGAAATCATGCAGCCATTCAGGATGACTGAATACTTCATCAGATTCGATCCATCCTTTGATGGCATACACACCGAATTGTCCTACAACCAGAACATAAATAAATCCGGGTTTGTCAGTTGGTTTCAGGAAAAGTTGATGGTCTTCCTTCCTTCTGGTGCGTACTTCAATATTTTCACCGACATCGGTTGCCCAATGACTTTCCATGCCGGTGTGATACTGATTCAGTGCCTTTGCAACTGCAATTTCACCTAATGCACCTTCAATGGCATTTCCCCATAATCCATGCCTTCCAGGATCATTATTTTTTGAAATATATTTTTCAAGGATGTGGTTTCCATTCTTCTGGATTTCCCGGATCTGCCTTTGTATTCCAACTGATGCACCAATCTGAATTTCAGGTGGACTCAACTGAATCTGATGATGTGACAAACCATCGATAGATGTTGACTTCAGATCCACGTAATTGGATGACACCATATTTGTTTTGAGGTAAACAATTTTTGAGCCAGTTGATGAGTCTTTCTGATGCATCCGAATCCTTACATTTGGTTAAAGAACAGCCTTTATTCCTGATCTGATCCTTGATGTCTGAAAGGACAGTATCATCAGGTTTCCAGGGTGACGAACTTAGGGTCATAGGTGAGTGTATAAATGAAGTCCGGGTGGTCCATGTCTTCTGCCATGAGGATTCCATTCTGGGATTCCTTCACTTTTGCTTTGACCCTACGGGTGTGCTGGTTATGCCAGTCTGCTTCTTCAGTTGATACTTCAAAACTGATCTTTTTACCGATCATGATTCTTTCAAATTCATCCATGTTGCCTTTCTGATGATGGGGTGTGTGTTAAAAAAAACTCAATTGTTTGGGTTCATTAAACCTTTTGACCCAGATATTGATGTCCTTATTTCTTCTTAATCCACCTTGATCCACTTTTTCTATGGTGTACCCTAATGCCTTCCAGAAAATATTTGCTTCTAAATTTTCCCGGCACCTTAAATAAACACCGGAATGGTTGCTTAGTGCATGTTCTTCAATTTCTGCTACCAATCTTTCACCATGATGTTTCCTTCTGACATCGTAATCGATACATGCCTGATAGATGTTTAACAAAGGCCAATTTGATCCATAGATCAGGAATCCACATGGATCATCGTTTTCATGGCATAAAAGAATCCGACCTTCTGATTCGTATTCTTCAAGCCTTGAACGGGGGATGAACCCAAGTGATTCAGAATTGTGCCGGTGCAGGTGTTCGGCATATTTTGCTTTGGACATTGTTCATTTTTTGTGTGTGTGGGGTGGGCCAATGGGCACCCCCCACTTCCTAATACCGGGGGGGGGTCTGCCAGCTACGCCAGCATATGGGATTTACCGCATTCCAGCCCATATTTGGAAGACCCCCGGATCATCTATCCGTATGTCAGCCTGATGTGTCCGATCCCTACTCATTCACATCGGTAGTATTTCCAACGGTTTACAGATGATACCATAATTTATACCGTGAACCTGTACCGTGTTCTGTAGTCGCTAGGGTGTCATGTGACAATTGACCGCAATGTACCGCATATATAGTTCGGGCACATGTGTGCGGTTTAGAAAGGTCTGAAGAAATGTCTGACCTTACCCACATCTACCCATCTAGTGGCCTTATATACATATCAGCCCTTTCCAATATATTCATGTCTTCAAAGTCTTCATCACTTTCCTTCATTTGCGCTTCCCATTCTGCAAATCTATCCCATGCTTCCTGGGTTGCACTCTTCACAGGTGTTTTATCAAAGTGTCCGACCACATACTTTTTAGGTTCCATTATCTGTTTCCTCTCCAAAACATGTTCACACTGTCCACATCACCCCAAATCCAAGTCCATCTTCCCGTCATAACCTTTCCTTTGTTCACGCTGCTTCAATGATTCATTCCGATATGTTGCATCAGGATCATATCCAACCTCTTGAAGAATGCTTCCACACTTCTTGCACCATTCCATCCATATACCTTTCTCAAAAACATTCCTTGTTTCTTTATGTTCGCAACACCCATTCTTTTTAGATTCAATTGCATCCACCCATTCATCGTCTTTCATTCCTTGCTTGTGTAAAGGTCCACTAGATCGTCATAACTGACATATTTCGTAACACCTTCCACTGTAACCCCAATCTTGCCTTTGTTGTGTGCTGGATGCCCTGCATGTGTTCTATGAATATTCCTTCCAGTTTCATTGATCTTCTTCAGTGTTTCTTTTTTTATGCATCCACATGACCATGTGCTGTTCTGTGCTTTTGATTCAACAGATCCTTTGAACAACACCTTTTTGTTTCCACATGAACACTGATACAGATTATAGACTTTATTGTTTTTGTATCCATTGGGTTTGGTGTAAACTTTGATTCCAATGTGTTTGATGAATGTCAGTCTTGAGTTCATAAAATATTCTGACAGTCACTGCATTTCTGGTTGGCATCATACTGTTGTTTCGGTTCATTCAGGACGATGTCAATGACCCTTGCATAACCGGCTATATCAACTAGATTATCCTTTGTTGGTCGATGCATCTGTCTGGCAACTTTGAGTCCAATCATCATCAATCCAACCACTTCAGGTTTGATAGGACCTTGTCCTAGTATGGTCCCCCATATCTCACCAATCCTGGTGCAATTATCAATTGGATGATCATAAGCCCATTGCCGGTCACCTTTGACTAGTCGTTCTGCTTCCTGGAGTATTGTTTCGTTCATCACAATCCTTTGATGTCTGATCCCACTTCTTCACCCACATGTTCTTCCATGATTTTATTTTGTTTAGAATGCACCATAATTTGAATTTCATTGAGGGATTCCAAATCAATTCCATGACAATCGTCCGGGCTGAACGTATCCAGAACTTCAAGTAGATCATCAAGTGCATCAATCTGATTGAATGTCAGTTCCAGCCGGTATAGTTTCTCCATCAGGCAATTGTTTGGGATCTGGTGTTATATTAATCGCCTTTCTGTTCATCATGTCCTGAAGTGCTTTCAGGTGTTCTGCACCAGTGTCAGTTACCTTCATATCGATCTGGGTTTTCTGTCCATACACTGATGGTGCATACTTTTCTGCAAGCCATTGTTTTGTGTTGATGATGGTACGACCTGCACTTGGATCGACCTGGCCGGTTTTAAGTTCATCCATGGTTTCATTGATGTCATCAATCTGCTTTTCTGCAAGCATCTGCCTACAATCATCCCATCGTCTACGTTTATCAGGTTCTGTTCGGATAACATTCATGAGTGCATGAAATCCAATGTTTGCATCCTTTGCTGCTGTTTGAGCAGCCCTATTCATGTTCCCTTTGCTTAAGTATTCATCAAACAATCTGTCCCAGAATTCTGAATCTGCAAAGATCCGATTCTGACGGGCTATCCTTTGTCTTTTGACAGGTCTACCGGGCATGTTGATCCATGATCATTTGGATTCTGTCTCCAATGAATTTCATGCATGGTACTGCCATGCTGTTGCCAAGTGCTTTGTATCTGGGTCCATCAGGACAATCCTTCGGGTCTTT